TGATTTATCTAGGTACAGGTCGAGACTCTGGCGAAAAAGACCCTACGGTACAAGCACTGGGATTTGGGTCCCAGATATACGGAGCACGCGCCGACCTGATTATTCTAGATGACGTAGTAATGGGCTCAAATGCTCATGAGTGGGAAAAGCAAATCGAGTGGCTTCAAAAAGAAGTAATCACTCGTTTGGGACGCCACGGTAAACTTATCATCGTTGGTACACGTGTCTCTTCTATTGACCTGTACAAGATGATTCGAGATGGCTCACAATGGACTGGTGGCAAATCACCCTTTACTTATTGTGCTATGCCTGCTGTATTACAGTTTGACGAGAAGCCTGTTAATTGGCAAACCCTCTGGCCTGAAACAGACCAGCAAGAAAATGATTTGGACGATGTACTTGAAAATGGATTATACCCCAAGTGGGATGGACCCTCGCTCTTTAGGCGTCGCTCTGAGGTCGCTCCGTCGGTTTGGGCTATGGTCTACCAACAGGAAGATGTCCAAGAAGACTCAATATTCTCTCCAACCTGTGTGGCTGGCTCAGTCAACGGAATGCGAAAAAGAGGACCTTTAAAACCAGGTGCTCCAGGACATCCTAGCCACGTTGAAGGTTATACTATTATTGGACTTGACCCTGCTATGGCAGGTGCTACAGGTGCGGTAGTCTGTACATACAACAGAGCAGATGGGCGTATCTACGTTCTAGATGCTGTCAATATGACAGAACCAACCCCTGCTAAGATTCAAAATCTTATTGAAGATTGGGTGGAGAAATACCGCCCTCAAGAATTGCGTATCGAAATCAACGCACATCAGAAGGCTTACGCCCTGGACGACAACTTACGTAACTTCCTAGCAGGTTACGGTACGCAACTTAATTCGCACTTTACTGGTAAGAACAAATGGGACACTTCTTTCGGTGTGGCATCTATGGCTACACTATTTGGCAATACCCGTGATGGTCGTTTCCAGGATAACAACCTGATTGAACTACCAAGTAATGAAGGTTCTGAAGGTCTGAAGACCTTGGTACAAGAACTTATTACTTGGAAGCCAGACACTAAGAACCCAACTGACGTTGTTATGGCTTTATGGTTTGCGGTAATTCGCATCAGAGAAATGATGCAACGCTCAAGCCAAGCATCACAGTACGCAAGCAACAGATGGGCGACCCGCGCTCAGGTTGAACGCAGATATGCAATCAACTTAGATGACGCATTCGCTGACCAATGGTCACAACAATACAGTTAGGATAACAATGGCATTATCGATGGAACAGGTAGCAGCACGCGTTGAAGCGTTGCGCTATCGTAATACTGAGCGAGATGCTCGTAACCAGGATGTCCTTGCTGTCCGTAAGGGTCAAATCTCACAGGTTTACCCTGACTTCTTCCCAGATGGTGTAGATGCTAACGTAGTTGCTAACTTCATTGATGTTGTAGCACGCGACCTTTCTGAGGTAATGGCTCCACTTCCTGCAGTTAACTGCTCTGCTGCCAACTCTGTAAGCGACAAGGCTCGTTCTTTTGCTGACAAGCGTACTCGCATTGCATCAAACTATTTTTCTCACTCTGACCTATCAGTACAGATGTACTCAGGCGCAGACTGGTATCTCACATATGGTTTCGTTCCGTTCATGATTGAATTGGACGAAGAAGCAAAGATGCCGCGTATCCGCATAGAAAATCCAATTGGGGCCTACCCAGAATTTGACCGCTATGGACGCTGCGTTGCATTTGCTAAACGATATATAATGACACTAGGAGAACTGGTTTCCCAGTTCCCAGAGTTTGAGCGCGAACTACTTGGCGCTAATGGCTATAAGCAAGACTTATACTCACAGGTAGAGATGATTCGGTACTACGATAAAGACCAATCATTAATTTACTTACCAACCAAAAAGAATTTAATCTTATCTTACGCGGCTAACCCCCTTGGTAAGATGATGGTTGTCGTGGCGCGTAAGCCGTCTATTGATGGCGAACTGCGTGGACAATTCGACGACGTATTAGGTATCCAACTTCTCCGCAACCGTTTCGCCTTATTGGCAATGGAAGCAGCAGAGAAAAGTGTTCAAGCACCAATTGTATTACCTCAAGACGTACAAGAACTCCAGTTGGGTGGAGATGCGGTTATCCGTACCTCTAACCCTGCTGGCGTTCGACGTGTCGAATTAAACATTCCACAAGGCGCGTTCACAGAATCACAACTACTTAACCAAGAACTCCGTGCAGGTACTCGTTATCCAGAAGGACGTTCTGGTAACATCGATGCATCTATCGTTACTGGTCAAGGTGTTCAAGCACTCATGGGTGCATTTGATACACAGGTCAAGTCAGCACAGGCAATCTTTGCATCATCACTACGTGATGTTATTAGCATGTGTTTTGAAATTGATGAGATGATGTATCCAGCAGAGAAAACCATTCGTGGTGTAGACTCTGGTTCTCCATACGAGATTACATACAAGCCATCAAGAGACATCAAGGGTGACTACTCTGCAGATGTACGCTATGGTATGCTTGCTGGCCTTAACCCAGCACAGGGACTTATCTTTATGCTACAGGCTCTAGGTGGCGGTCTTATCTCTAAGGATATGGCTATGCGTGAACTGCCATTTACGGTTAACGTAACACAAGAACTTGAAAAGATTGAAATTGAAAGTATGCGTGCATCACTCCTTGGTGGCATTACTGCAATGGCTCAGGCTATTCCAGCAATGGCTACATCAGGCGGAGACCCAGCATCTATAGTAACTAAGATTGCGGGAGTAATTACTGCACGTCAAAAGGGTACAACTCTTGAAGACGCTGTTGCAGAAGCGTTTGCTCCAGAGCAACCAGTTCCTCCTGTTGGGGCTGCACCTTCCCCTGTTGAGCAGCCGTCCCCTGTTCCAGGCGCGGCTCCAGCAGGAGGCCTTCCACCAGAAGCAGGAATGGGTATGCCACCAGCAGCACCAGCACCAGACATTCAAACAATTTTATCTACCCTTAGTGGTAGCGGCAAGGCTTCGGGACGAGTAACAACTAGGGGATAAAATGACTACGCTAGTAGCGATACAGGGTGACGGATGGTCGGTATTAGGGTGTGATTCTCGCCTTAGTGATGAGCATGGACGATTTCAAGTAAGCAAGACACCAAAGATTGTAGAAAACAATGGTGTGTTGATTGCTGGTTGTGGTTCTTCTCGCGCAAGCAATATATTGCACTATGGATATGTACAACCTAGGGCAACATTAAAAGAAGATTTAAATACTTATATGACACAGAGGTTCGTTCCGCAAATGCGTAAGAACTTTGTTGATGCAGGTATTGATATGAAAGAGGACGGCGATGTTGCGCAAAACGAGGGCGGATTCCTCATCTCAGTCAAAGGGCAAGTTTTCTCAGTTTCTGATGATTACTCTTGGGATACCGATGTTCGTAATGTATACGTTATGGGTAGTGGTGGAGATGTTGCCCTCGGTGCATTGGCAGCGTTGGGTGTGGAAAAAGTAAAGACAGTTAATCAAGCAGAGACAATGATTCGTAAAGCAATTGCTATTGCAATTAAATATGATAACATGTGCTCTGAACCAATTTATACATTTAAACAATTCAAGTAGGAGGAACAATGGCTGTAGAGAATCGCGGTGGCGCCAATGGCGGACCACAGTATAACCCAGCCAACGTTTCAGGCGTAGGTGGAGCAGGACAAAGCGGTGACTATACAGGCTTTGCTTATGGACAGAATAAAGCAATCAACCAAGACCGTGTGACAGGTAATCAAGCAGTGAAATCTATTAAAGCAGCAGATGATAGAGCACCAGAGGCACCATACGGTGGTATGAATTTCCCAGAACTTGGCACACTATTTGACCCAGATACTAACCCAATGGAACCTATGACTACAGGTGTAGATGGTTTTCGTGGTGCTGGTTCAGAAGCACTACCTAAGAATTTACAGAACAATACTCGACCAGACGAGAATGCAATGATTGCAAAGCAATACCTTCCAGATTTGGTAATTGCTGCACAGTCTAAAGATGCACCAGATTCATTTAAGCGTTTTGTTAACTTCTTAATGGCACAATAATGACAGATGTAACATTCATGCCTGGCAGTTTCTTTGATAATGTAGACAAGTTTGCAACTTCACTTGGTTATCAGAATGCAGGAATAGTATTTGAACTTGCTTTAATACCTTGGAAGTCAATAGATGACCGCGATTCTTTCATTATGGGTGTTACTGGAGAAGACGTCAAAGGCGGACGAGAATATAATTATATTAAACGAGATTTCTAGGAGGTAGCAATGGCTTGGTGGAATGATTTCACAACCTCTATTGCTGCAGTACCTACGGCTCTTAAGAGACTTACAGGTGGTGGAAACTACCTTAGTGATGAAGAGCGTGCAAAAGAAGAAACTCTTCATAATACTGTAAAAGATGCACTACGTGGCATTGATACAGCAGCAAGTAATGTACCTGGATTTGGTATTGGTAAAAAGGTAGTTAAGGGTGTTGGAGATAAGTTACTCCAAGGCGCTGTTACTCTCAATCAAGAAGTACTATCACCATACATTTTTCGTCCAGTATCAACTGCTGCACTTCTCACAGACTTTCAGTCTCCCCTTTATAAGAAGGGTCAATACGAAGAAGGCTTCCAGTTTGACGATGTAAAGGCTGCATACAATCGCAGTTCTAAGGTATCTGTAGGTCAAGCACTTACAATGTCAGATATGACACCTATTAGCGGTATTGCAGCAATGGTTCTTCCTATGGGCGGACTAGATGTTAATAAAATTGATTTATGGAATGACCAAAGCCTAAAGCAAAACTTTGTAGATAATGCAGTAGGTCGCTGGTTTACTGGTCTTACTGACTTTGCAGTTGGTAATGCAGTACTAGGTGGCGTAGGACGAGTTGCAGTTGCTGGCGGTAAAGTAGGATTTGGTAAGGCTGGCCTTTATACTAAGAACAAGACTGTAGACCAACTAGCAGCAGATATGAACAATGGTATCCAGTACGCTAAGACTAATGGCGTTATGGGTTCTCAGACAGTATCGGGCAACCACGCAGTTGTACTAGCAGAAAGCAAGGATTGGGGGACTATTACCAACCTTGTATCTAAGTACAGCACTAATGAAAAACTTATTCCGCTTATTCATGAAACAACTGATGCTGATGTAGTTAAAGATTTACTTCTTGCAGATAAAGGCAACCCTGCTGCACTTGAGCGTCTTGCAAATACTGCACCAGATAAGTTGTTTGATTTGTCAAGCACATCATCTCAGTTACAGAATAATTTCTTGCAAACAGGTCAGACGTATGTTCCAACAGGAGTGGCAGTTTCACGCTTAAAGTCTGCATTTGATTCTGCTATTGCTAATGAGCCACAATTTATAAAGATTCGTGACGCATTCTTTGACCCTGGCTATAATCTAACCTCTGGTGGTAAATTATACAATCCAATGGAGCCAATTATTGGCAAGTCTGCAGCAATTCGCGCAGGCGAAAAGATTCGTCAGTTTAAGTCCGTTGCAGCATATCGTGAGTTTGATAAATTTGCTGACATCTTTGAAACTAAAATTGGTAAGGGTTTAGGCCGTGCAACAGTACGTTTAGTAAAGTTTGGCACACGCCAATCAGAATACAAGCCACTAGGTTTTGTTACATTCTCTGGTGTACGACCACTTGATGGTCGCGTAGAACTTAACGCATTTTTAAATAATATTAAGTTATTCAATAATGATTCTAAAATTTTTGGTAAAGACGGAAGTCTAAAGTACGCACCAAAAGATATTGAAATTGAGCCTGGGGTATTTGCAAAAGTAGCAGATGTTCGTCGTGAGTTTGAATCACGCTATATGAATTCTCTTGGAAAGAATGAAGTAGAAGTTCTTGACAGCATTGATGAATCAATTGGTCGTATGCTTGCATACAAGGCTGGTATCTATGATGAGCGTGAGATTTCAGCACACATTCGTTCATTCCGTGGTAACGTAAACCGTGGTATTGACTCAGTAAAGCAAAACGGCTTTGGTATTGGTCATGATGGTAGTCAGATTTTGGTAGACCCACAGACTATTCGTCAGATGACTGAATCATATCGCTTTACACCTTGGGATGCAATCGAAAGTCAGTTTATTGCAACTACTGAAAAAAGTGCTTTAAAGGCTGGATTAAAGGCTACATCAAACATTGGTCAGCAAGTATTCCGCGACCTTAACCGTCTATGGACATTTGACGTACTTGTACGCCCTATGTACATTGTTAAGCAGTCACTTGGTGAGCCTATTGTAAGTGCAACTATTGCACAAGGCATGGAATTTTTATGGCAAGATATGGCAAACATTGGCAGTAATGCTGTACGCAACCTTAGCAACTGGGGCAGGGGCAAGATATCAAAGGCTGCAAATCGTAGTGAACGTATTGCTGTTAACAAGGCAGTTCTTGATAAGAAGCAAATGTATGCTCGAGCAGCGGCCATTAAGGATAATGCACAGGCTTCACTAGAAGACTTGCTATCTGGTAATACATCCCCTGCAACTAAAGCACAGCATTTAGACGCGGCACGCGAAGCGCTTAAATCAGCATCATCTATTCTAGATGAGATTGAATTAGACTTACGCTCCGCCGTAGTTCCTCTAGGTGTCAAGGAAGCAATTCCAGGTGTTACAACACTAGAGCGTCGCATTGCATTCTTAGAATCTAAATCAACTGCTTCAAGCAAGAAGACAGAAATTGCAGCAGCAAAGGCTGCTCTTGCTAACTATAGAAACGTTATTAATAAGTTAGCGAGCAATAAGCAAGTTATTATTGATGCTGACAACGCAGTTGCTGCAGCATACCAGAATATCGACAATATTCTTAACGAATTAGGTACAACACTTAAGCAACAAGCAGATGTGTTTGGAAAGACAGCAAAGTTTAAGAAGCGTTACTATGCAAGAGAAAATCAATATCGTATGGTTAATGGTCAGTACATGGCTATTGATTCATTCGTAACTGGAGACAAGAATTTTAGCGCAGCGATACGTGCTGAAACTAGCAACGCACGTACAACTGACATTAATTTCCTAGGTGAACTATCTGTTGGAACTCGTAAGTCTCTTGTAGAGCGCAAGATTCCACTAGATGTAGTACGTGTATCAGACCCACTATACTTTGGTGAGTTAGAATACATTGCTAACCGCGTAATGCGCGGAGACCCACTTATCGATTTAATTTTAGGCAATACACCAATTGGTGAACTGCAACGCTGGGCATCTAGCAGTGATGGTATTCAATACCTACGTGCGTTTGATATATTCGACCCTAAAGAAGTTAACTCATACCTTGCGGATAAGATTGCCCTAGTTAATCGCACATTCCCATCATATGAGGCGCGTGCAGCAATACTTCAACGAGAAGTAACAGGACAAGAACTACAAGGATGGCTTGCTCCTTATGTAGATGAACTCTATGATATTGTGCCAAGTAACTATAACTATGGCTCAGCCAACTTAGGTGTGGGTAAATATGCTGATTTAAGTAATGCTGTTAATAACTTTAGTGCAGCAATTTTCCGTAAAATGGCTAGTGCTGAAAACCCTATCCGTAACGCATTTTTTGATAACGTTGCACTAGATGTAATGGCTCGTAAAGCAGAGTATTTAATTTCCCAAGGTATTGAAATGACACCTGCACAATGGAATGCGATTCGCCAGTCTTCTGGCCGTGAGGCAATTCAAGAACTCGAAAAGACTGTTTACACAGTACGACGCGAAAACCGCTTGTTACATAATGCACGCTTTGCCGTAGCATTCCCAACAGCAACAGTTAATGCTTTCTATCGATATGGTCGACTTGCAGCAAAGAACCCAGTTCGTGCTACACAGTTTGCATATAACTATGGACGAGTATTCCAGAGTTTTGGCGTGGATGAAAACGGTAATCCAACCGAAAACCTAGCAGATATGACACACCTAATCCTTCCAGGAACCAAAGAAATGGGTCTTGGATACATGGATGAAGGTATTGCATTAAATTCAAAGTCTCTTGGATTCTTGCTTAACCAACCATCTCCATCATTTATTACAGCATTGTCTGTTGGTAAACTAATGCAGAACTTTCCTGGCACCGAAGAAGGTATCAAAGAAGCGCTGACCATTAATGGAGTTAATTATTTTGATGTTATTTTTCCTTACGGAGCACCGACATCTTTAACTAAGCAATTGACTCCCCCTTGGGCCAACTCGCTATGGAATGCTGCAAC